AGATAACGAGTGGCTTCTCTAGGATAGACGGGATCGCCTTTAAGAAAAACCGCTCGCTCATAATTATTTGTAAGCAAAAATCTATAATAATTTGTATCATGCTCTTTGAAATATGCTAAAGCATCTTGTGTTATCTTGTCCATATTAATCCTTTATTTTGGATATATTGCTAATACTCTATCACCTGAAGTTAATGCAGTTGTTGTAAATGTAGTGCCACCGCCAACTGTGCAATCAGTTCCATTTACTAATATAACACCATTTACTGATACTTGTATTTTGCTTGCAGTATAAGTTTGTGTTGTTGTAAATGAAGTTTGAGCCGCAGTTGCAGTATAAGCATCATATATTAATGATGCAGTTATAGTTCCGACATTAACTGTATAAAAAGCAATTGCTTCAACAACATCATTAAGTGTAGCACCTGTAGCTAAAGTAAATGAAGTGCCGTTAGTTGCAGTATAATCTGTGCCTAATTTTAAGAATGTTCCGTTTTGGAATACTTCTAAATAGCCAACAGTATAAGCAACAGTAAATACAGTTTGAGAAGCAGTAGCAGTAAATTGAGTTCTAGTATAAGTAGCATTTAAAGCCGCGCCGCTATAGCCTGAATAACCACTAATACCTGAATATCCTGATATTCCACTTCCACTATAACCTGAATACCCGCTTATTCCACTGCCGCTATAGCCGCTATATCCTGATATGCCTGAACCGCTATATCCTGAATACCCGCTGATGCCACTTGCGCCATTAGTTCCGTTAGTTCCACTATATCCGCTAAAGCCACTAGTTCCAACAGCCCCGCTGTAACCACTAAATCCGCTAATTCCTACTGCACCGCTAAATCCTGAATATCCACTAATGCCTGATGCACCATTAGCTCCGCTGAATCCGCTGATCCCTGAAGTTCCGTTGATTCCGCTATAACCTGACAGACCTTGTGCGCCGCTAAATCCACTATAGCCTGATATTCCACTTCCTGAATAACCTGAATACCCACTAATTCCTGATCCTGAATATCCTGAATATCCGCTGATGCCACTTCCGCTAAATCCGCTATAGCCTGAAATACCACTAGCTCCGTTAGCTCCGCTATATCCTGAATATCCGCTGATGCCTGATCCTGAATATCCTGAATACCCGCTTATGCCTGATGCACCATTAGTTCCATTTATTCCTGAATAGCCGCTAAATCCGCTAGTTCCGTTTATTCCTGAATATCCACTATATCCGCTTGCACCTACAGCTCCGCTATATCCACTAAATCCTGAAACTCCGTTAGCTCCGCTAAATCCGCTGATTCCGCTTGCGCCATTTATTCCTGAATATCCTGAATCGCCTTGCAATCCGCTATATCCACTGAATCCACTATAACCTGAAAGACCAGGTGTTCCCACTTCACCACTAAATCCACTATATCCTGATTGTCCTACCTGTCCGCTGTATCCGCTAAATCCTGATATTCCGCTATAACCACTATCGCCTACCAATCCTGAATATCCACTGTATCCTGAATATCCGCTAGTTCCATCATCACCTTTTAATCCGCTATAACCAGAGTATCCGCTATATCCTGATGTTCCTTGCGCTCCGCTATAGCCGCTGTATCCGCTGTATCCTGAATAACCTGATATACCATTAATGATTGCTAAAAATATTTGTTGATTATTTGTAAATCCTGTTGTGCCTGTTCCGCTAGATGAAACTAAAGATACAGGAACAGTCCAATAACTATTTATTGTTCCTGGATTAATATTTGTTGGTGTTCCATTAACTAACCAAATTTGATTGTTTGAGCTTACATTTCTATCTTGAATAATAAATTCTTCTGTTTGATCTAATCCAGCTAGGAAAATATCAATATCAATATTGTCATCAGTTAAATGACTGATATTAATTTGAGTTGAAATAATTTGAGCTACATTATTCCATAATAAATGTCCATTAGCTGGCTGACCACTATATGAAGTAGTTCTAGCTTGATATAAAAATAAACTTGATGAGCCGCCTGTAGCTCCTACTGCGCCTGAATATCCACTATCACCTGATATTCCGCTAAATCCACTAATTCCACTATATCCGCTGTCGCCACTATAGCCACTAAATCCTGAAATGCCTGATGCTCCTACTTCGCCCGACCATCCACTAAATCCTGAATCGCCCGAAAATCCTACAGCTCCGCTATAGCCGCTGTATCCGCTGTATCCACTAACTCCGCTTCCACTAAATCCGCTATAACCCGATTGACCACTAAATCCGCTGATTCCAGACGCGCCAATTTCACCGCTATATCCGCTATAGCCTGATTCGCCTGATGCGCCATCTTGTCCTGAATATCCTGATAATCCATTTATTCCGCTGAATCCGCTATATCCGCTTTCACCGCTATAGCCGCTATCGCCTTGCGGAACAAATAAAGTCCAAAGATAAGGGACATAAGGCGGTTCAGGCTCACCAGGAGGAACAATTCCATTTGCAATATAAGTATTGTTATTATAAGTAACAATGTCATTTAAATTATATCCAGCAAAAAGATTCCAAGCGCCTTGAAAATATAATCCAATACCTGAATATCCGCTGTAGCCCGATATTCCGCTGTCGCCACTATAGCCCGATATTCCGCTATCGCCTGAAAATCCTGATATTCCACTGTAGCCCGATTCGCCACTATATCCTGACAATCCATCTTGTCCGCTATAGCCGCTATAACCTGATTGACCATCTTGTCCGCTAAATCCTGATTCGCCTTTTTCGCCTGAATATCCGCTGTAACCGCTATCGCCTTGAATTGATTCGCCTGAATATCCGCTGTAGCCCGATTCGCCTGACCAACCCGATATTCCGCTATAACCATTTTGTCCGCTATAACCGCTTAATCCATTTACTCCGCTATAACCCGAAATGCCGCTATCGCCTTTTTCACCGCTATAGCCGCTAAATCCTGAATAGCCTGAATCACCTTGAATTGATTCACCACTATATCCTGAATATCCTGAATAACCACTTATACCTGAACCACTAAATCCTGATTCACCTTGTTGTCCGCTATAGCCTGAAAACCCACTATATCCGCTGATTCCGCTATATCCGCTTCCGCCAATTCCACTGAATCCTGAATAACCCGAATAGCCTGATAGACCTGATGCACCTGTTACACCGCGATCAATCGTGATTGCAGTTGCAGAAGTAGGTGTTACATTGACAGTTAAATTATTACTATCAACAACATCAATAGAATAATTAGCCATGTTAGTTCACCACGCCATCTGATCTAACTAAAAATAATAAAAAAATAATAATATCTTGAGCGGGAGTTGAGCCTGAAGATGGAAAACCAATTTTAATGCGACCACTAAAGCCTACACAATTTTCAGCATTAATGTCGAGTTGAGGATCGCTATCAATAACATCCCAAGTGGATTCATCAATAACTAAAGTAAAAGTGCCTGCCGCGCCATCAACATTTTCAATGCTTAATGCAACGGGATCAGGTGGTGGTGTGTAATCAGCTATGTCAAAAGTAAGACCATAACGACTATCATGGATATTAGTAACTGATCTGCGAATAATAGTAGCATCTATAGTAGCGTCTGTTAAATCAACAGGAGTGCCATCAGAATTAAATGCTAAATTCCAAAAAGTTTTTTGATTATAAACAAGTTCGCCAGCAATGATTTCATTATCAAAGCCTGACACTTGTTGAAGTGTATTTTTATTAAAGATAGCCATTTAATTTCCTTACAAGGTTAATAACGCAAGCATCTCTCTGACGCAATGCGATGGTCTTATCTTATTTATTAATTATACTATAAACTTCATCTATTGTTTCTTTCACTTGCCAAGATTGTTGGGTGATTGAATAAATATTTGTTACTGTTTCATCATCGACTGTGATTTCAAAAACAGTCATTATATGTTCAGGGTTAATAAGTATTGGTTTATCTTTATATTCTTTTGTCGTATTAGTTAATTTTATCATCATTATATAGTTACTTCTTCCCAATTTAAAAGTTCTTCATTCCAAGTATATCGTTTATCGTCTGTAGGCATAGCAACAGGACATTCCCATGACCATGTTTCTTTATTTAAAGTCCATGAAGCATAAGGTTGAGCTGAATAAAATACATCATTTTCAACATCATAAACATAACCTAAACCAGCATAGTTACCTCTTAATGGTGTTCCACCTAAAAGATGTTTTCCGCCTTTAGTATTATATGATGTTTGTTTCCATAAGCTTGAATCACCTACTGCACCACTATTAATAAAATCATGTTCTGCAACGATTACTTGCGTAACAATTCCGTTTTCTATTTTTGCAAAATGCGACATATTTTCTCCTAATTAAGCGGTATAAGTTCCGCTAGCTGTAAATTTAATAATTGTATTAGCACCGCTAGTTGTAACAGTAGGGCTTCCTGTAACTGTGCCTGTGTAATTAGCGGTTGGAACAGATAATATTATAACACCTGATCCACCCGAACCTGATGTAGCAACAACAGAATAAGATCCACTACCACCACCACCTCCGCCTGTATTAGCTGTTCCTGAAGTTGCTAAAATTGTTGAGCCTGTGCCATCACTTCTACCACCTGCGCCACCGCCACCTGTGCCGCCAGCGCCAACTGTGCCTGTTGAGTTACCTATACCACCACCACCACCACCACAATAATAAACTGATGATCCTGTAATTGATGAAGCAACACCTATACCACCCGCACCAGCATTTGTAGCCGCATTTCCACCTACTGCTCCAGCACCACCGCCGCCACCACCTGGATAATTGCCTGGAGTATTAGCAGTTCCACCATTATTGCCTTGTCCTGAAATGCCTAATCCAATAACAGAAGCATTATTATAAACTGCGCCACCACCTGATCCACCATTAATAATAGTTTTACTACTATTTGCACCTTGACCGCCACCAATAGCTACAAAATAACTAAATTGTGAATTAAAACCCGCAGTTCCATTGTCTGCGTTATAAGATTGACCTGTTCCTCCTGCACCTACTGTTGCAGTATAAACAGTTCCTAAAGTAAATTTTGTTGTAGCAGTTATTAAACCACCTGCACCGCCGCCACCTGTATTTCCTCCAGCACCGCCACCTGCCGCAACAAGAACATCCGCAGAATAACCTGAATTTGGAAGTAATGTGCTTGATGATGTAAAGGTATGAATATAATCACCGCCTGAAGTAGTTACTGTTCCACCTGTAAATTTTTGAGATGCTGAAGTGTAGCGAACAATAACAATACCTGAACCGCCTAAACCTCCTAAACCATTACCACCACCTCCACCGCCGCCGCCTGTATTAGCAGTTCCAGCAGTTCCATTACCCCCACCATAATTTATACCAGCGCCACCACCACCTGTTCCACCTGCTCCGCCTGTGCCGCCTGATCCTGCTCCGCCACCGCCACCACCAGCATAATAAACAGAAGAACCGCTTATAGATGAAGCAATACCTACACCGCCAGCACCACCATTATCTGATGAAGAACCGCTTCCTGTAGCATTTCCACCTACTGCTCCAGCACCACCACCACCACCTTGTGCGTAACCTGCATTAGAAGAAGCATTACCACCTCTATTACCTTGACCTGAAATACCTTGTCCAGGTGTTAAATATCCTGAACCACCACCTGCTCCACCACCTGAACCACCATTTTTAGCGGCTAATTGATATGATCCAGCGCCACCACCACCTGTTGCATATATAGAACCAAAATATGAATTTGAACCGCTTAATGCTTGGTCTGCACCACCAGCTCCTATAATAATTGTATATGAGTTAGCAGTGTTAAGTGAAAAACCTGTAGTTAATAAACCACCAGCACCACCGCCGCCACCATAACCTGTAGCTCCTACACCAGCTTCACCTGCACCACCACCAGCTACTATTAAATAAGAGCCTTGTAGCGTTGTAGTTGTAGGTGATAAAACATCTGACTGTGTAAATGTATGTATTTGTTTTCCACCTGATGATGTAATTGTTCCACCATTAAAATATGGAATTGCGGCAGTATATGAAATAATAACTACACCTGAACCGCCAGCACCTGAAGTTCCACCATTAGCTCCTGCACCCTGACCGCCATTTCCTGTGTTTGCAGTTCCTGAAGTTCCTCCTCCAGCAGTATAAGTTCCTGCTCCTCCTGCTGCATAAGTTACTGATGATCCTGAAATTGAACTAGCCGATCCTGAACCACCAGCACCACCGCCTGATCCTGTTCCCGCTGCTCCAACAGAACCTGCTCCTCCGCCACCGCCACCGCCATAATTAGAACCTGCACCACCATTATTTCCTTGTCCTGAAGTTCCTGTTCCGCCTGTAGTGCCAACATTACTACCGCCACCGCCACCTGAACCACCATTACCTCCACCACCTGTAGCTGGAGATGTATAACCTTGTCCATAACCGCCACCAACAGAAGTTATTGTAGTAATACCTGTTCCTGATAAAACTGAATTATTACCAGCATTTCCAATAACAGAATTTCCTGTTACAGCAGCTCCACCTGCACCTACAGTTATAGTATAAGTAATACCTGTATTTAAAGTTGCAGTAGAAGTTAAAAGACCTCCAGCACCGCCACCACCAGCATAGTAACCACCGCCACCAGATCCGCCACCAGCTACAACAAGATAAGATGCAGAAACAGTTGCAGGTATTCCACCACCAGCTAATTTACCATAAGCTCTTGCGGCTTGAACGGCTAGTCTTGACAATAATGACATTGTTATATCCTATTTAAATTGAGTTTGTGAAGCTAATATTGTAAACGCGGCTGAACCTGTTTTAATGATTGTATAAGAATAAGCGTCTATACCTGATGCGTTACCGCTTGACCATGCTGTGCCACCTTGATATTTAGGTGTAACAGAAGCCCCATCTATTTGTAAAGCATTATTGTAATAAGCAGTTGCACCTTGAGTTACTAAAAATACAACTGTAAGTGAATCATTAGTGGACATTAAAGTATTTAAAGATGTTGTGCCGTTACCTCTAATATTAAGTGTCCAATTAGCTGAAGCTGAAGTTGTGTAATAAAGAACAGATTGAGTGGTTACATCATAATTGATTGTGCCTGTTGCGGCTGTTGCTGATATGGTTGCAGTTTCAGTAGCATTAATAAATGCTGAAGCTAAAGAAGCTGTTGCACCTGTAAAAGTTTGTTTTGCAGTAAATGAATTAGCGGCAGTTGTAACGGCTATATTAGCACCTGCTAAAGTTGTAGCACCTGTTCCGCCATTTCCAATTGGAAGCGTTCCTGTTACACCTGTGGTTAAACTTGCTAGCCCACTTGAATTAACATTATTAGCAAATTGTGATAAATTAAAAGCCTGTGTCATAAATTTCCCCTATGCCGCCCCTGCGCGCGCGAATGATTGTTGTTGTAAAACAGTAATATTGTTGTTAGGCGTATTAGTCAAAGTATAACTTCCTGTGGTTGAAGTGTAATCAACTGAACCCTCATATAATACACCATTTGCATATATATTTAAAGCCCCACTCGTAAAACTAAATGAATAATTAGTTTGACCAATATTGGTAAAAGTAATGATATTCACAGGAGTTCCCGTTGGTGTTGTCGTATTATTTCCACTAAATTGAATAATGACTAATTTACCTGTAGCTGTAGAAGGCAAGTTAGTATAAGTATTTCCTACAATGTCATAGTCTTGGTCAGGCACTACTGTTCCATTCATAAATGGAAGTTCGTAACCTGAATTTAAAGCCCATTCAGTCGGTGTATAACTAGAAGCATTAGTTAAATTATTTTCAAATCGACTAAAAACAGGATAAGAATTACCTGATCCTCTATGAGTATATATAGTATTTCCAACAGAAGCCGTAACTGCACCACTAAAAGTTATTTCTCTTGTCGTATAATTAACACCTGTAACTGTATATAAGGTTGGAGTGCCTGTATTACTAAAAGACATTTGATCGCCTATATTAATTAATTGATAAGGCATTTGAGCTGAATCCCAAGTAACAATATTAGAAGCAACACTTAATACAACTAAATGAGTATTGTCATAATAAACACCGCTTGAAATAGCTCTGAATGAAGCGCAAGTAACTATATCGCCTACAGTTGCACCAACATTTAAAGTAAATGATGAAGTTGTTTCTGTATAATCTGAAGTCGATAATAAAGCGCCATTCACAAATATTAAACATTGACCATTAATATAAGTGCCAGCTCTTGTTACACTAAATATTGTTTGACCTGAAGTAGCTGTAAAGGTATCTATAGTCATATAGAAATCATCAGGCGTTGTAAATCCTACTACTCGACCATAAATGTCAATAGTAATATTAGATGCTGAACCTGTTTTAGTAGTAGGTCCACCAAAGTCTAGGAATTGATCTAATGAAGCTACAACTTGACCATCACCTGTATTAATAACTCTAATCTGTCCTGTGCCTGTAGTTGTTGTGCCTGTGCCAATAAATTGACCTGTTGTTGGTTGTAGGTCAATAAGATTTGTGCCATCAGGTAAAGCTGACCATAATTTAGGATCAAATTTAGCAGTTGTTGTAGGAACAAAAGAACCTGATCCTGAAGCATAGGTAGCAAAGTCTGTATCAAAGCTAAAAGTTTGATTTTGTCTATTAGCAAAGATTAAATAGATATTAGTTCCAAAAGCGGGATCAGCTAAAGCCCAATAGTAATCTGCTGGGTTAGTTGAAGGACTTGTGCCATCTTGATTATAAACGCCATAATAAGTTTTGTTTCTAGGATTTAAATCAAAGCCACCACCATTAATATCGTCTGCGTAAGCAACGGATAAATATTGAAGTGGATATTGGAATGTTCTTGGTCGCCATTCTAAAACAGTAGAAGCTAAACTAAAATTACTTGTAGCTAAACTATTAACCATGCGACTAAAGAAATAATAATTTCCTGCTGGAAGTCCTGATAATTCAACAGAGGGCATTTCAAAATTAATGGTATAAGGATTGCCATTAGCATTAATAGCGGTTGTGCCACCAAACATTCTTTGTGATTCTGTAGGGTATTGATAGAACGAATACCATATCTCTGCATATTGAGTTATACCTGCACTTGAAGTTGTAGGTGTGATAAAGATGCTAGGAATAGTAATAGAAGGATAATATGCACTAACTACAGGGGCAGGCACAATACCAAAAGCGGTTGCTGATCCAATACCCGAATTAGGACTAGGTGCAAATTCAGTTATATTTTTATCATCATAAACGGCTGGATTAAATTCCATTAAATTAAGTGTGGCGGTTATTTTGCCGTCATCACTAAACTTTTCAATTACTTTATTAATTCTAAATAGTTTAGCTTCCCAACCATAATTGGCATTAGTAACTGTAACTATATCGCCTGCTTCTAATTCAAGACCTATAAAATTAATTTCGCATTGAATTTGTAAATCTTCTCTTGCCGCTTCAAGCATTCTATTAGCAAGATATTGAGTTTGAACATTGTTATTAACTAAATAAAGATTAACTGATTGTTTATTAACAGGTTCGTTAGCAAATAAAAGACTAGGATTAATTGTAGCTAAATCAAAAGTAGTAGAATTAAAACTATCTTTAGCAGAGCCATCAGGAAATTTAACTTCAATAACATTAAATGAATTGTTAAGATCAATAGGACTTACTGTAATACCGCCAATCATATTAGTATCATTAATATCCATAGCTACATCATAAGCAGGTGATTGAACAACAACACCCCATAATCCTGTTATTTCATTATATTTAACCAAACAATCACAGCAATCAGACATAGCCTGAATATTGCCCATAATTTTTAAATTAGTATCTAATGATCCATTAAATGTAAATCTAGGTTGAGTAGTTGTATCGCCATCATAATTAGTATAAGTAAATGAAGCATTTGAATAAGTATTAAGAGCAGTAAGACTTGTAGTGTTGATATTTGTTATATCTATTGCCGCACCATATCTTGTGCTAGTAAAATAATCTAAAAAGCAATCGCCTGGAGCATGTCTTGAATTAGTAAGTTGAAAGCGAGTTTGATTTAAAGAAGTTAAATTTCTATCTTGATTATATTTAAGATGAATAATTGCAAAAGCAGTATTACTCATTAACTTGGTATTATCCCAAGTATAAATAAGATTAGGACTATTCATTATTTGAATAGCGCTTGATGAGCTATTAGTAGGTGAGTTTGAACCATTGTTATATAGATAAATATTCATATATCCTGAAACATCTTGAATCTCACCTGTGGATTCATCTTTTAATCCTGTTACTTTATATTGAGCAGTAGGATCAAATATACAAAGCTTTCCACCCCAATAAACATTTCCAAAAGTAAAAGTATCAGGAGTTCCGCCTGTTTCAGTATTAGTTACTTCAGATAAAGAAAATACCCAATATAAATCTTGATTATCTTCAGTAATAGAAAGGTCTGTAATAATTCCGCCTGTATAAGCAGAGCCATAAATAACAGGAAGTTTGTTATCACCTGCTGGTGCAAGTTGTTGGCGATTGCCAGGATTAGGTTGTTGAGCATTGAGATTAGATTGATCGGGTGCGCTAGGTGCAAATATTTTAGATAAAACTGATGAAGCAACCATTGATATAGCAAAACCTACAACTTGAGCAATCATGCTATCTACTGCTACATTTAATGCCCATGCCGCAATAGCTGTAGCCGCATAAGCGTCATTACAGATTAAATAAATACCAAGAAAATTAATTATGAAATGAATCATTTAATTTCCCAATGTTGTTCTAACTTAATCATTCCGTATCTTTCAAATCCTAAATCTTTATAAGAAGCTATAATAGCTTGTTGTATTTGATTTTTACTTAACATTTCTTTTGCTATTTTTATATATTCTTTTATTAATCTAGCTATAACAAATTTGTTAGTGCCTGTTAGCATAACTTCTTGCAATTGATAAGTATCTTTTAACCAAAAGCATGGTGATTTAACTGCTACTAAAATACCTGTTTGTTCATCGTCAATTAATACAAATCCACTACCTGCATATAAAGTAGCTAGTATTTGTTCAATATAAGTTTTTGACCATACTAAAGGATTATATGTCATTGGATTATCAGATTTAATCGCAAAGTCCTTTAGCAATTCTATTATCTTATCGTTATCGTATTTGTTAGCGTATCTAATCAACCTGTTTTGCCAAAAGCATAATTAATGGTTTCAATAAAATTAACTCTATTCATTGAAGTGTCGCCTGGATTAAAATATTGCCAAGCATTGTCATTGGTATAACGACCAGCAGTTCTATTTTGAAGAATGATTTGAATACTAGAAGCTGAAACAGATATTGTGCCTACATATTGACGAGCTTCTTCCATCCATTGTTCTGAAATAGAAAAAGAGCTTATATAGCCTGTAAAAAATTTATAAAGACCACCTGTGCCGCCTGTAGTAATTAATTCATTTTGGTCATTAAAAAATCCATGCCACATTTCAATAAGTGATCCTTTAATATCATGTCCTAATACCCATCCTAAAAGAGCGGTATCAAGTCCGACTAAAGTAACTGAAGTTTCATTGGCGGTTGATTTGATGTCGCGCTGAACATCACCAATTTTAACTAATGATCCAAGCGCATCAAAAGGTTGGGAATCAACGGCTGGAATAGTTAATACATTGGGAGTTGTTGCAAAACGATAAACGCCACTAGCGGTCGTAACTCTTACGAAATCCGCCATCCGTATATTATTTGTATTTTGTATTGGTATTATATTGTTTGACATTATAAGACCGCTTCTATCGCTTTAAATGTTCCTGACCATGCTATAAATGAATCATTAGTCATAGGAATGAGAGTGTAATTAGGATATTCAGTAAGTATAACAGGGAAAGTAACACCAATATAAGTGTCGCCACCTAAAGATTGTGTAATGCCATATTGACCTATAACGGCTTCCATAGGGCTTACAAGTGTTGTCATAATAGTTCTATGCACAGGAATAGATACTGTTGATCCTGCACCTCTTTGAACATCCGCAGTTGCTATATAAGCATAACGATCAATTTGTAAGTAATCACCTGTTTTAACAATATATTCAGTTGAACCAATTGAAGGTAAAGAACCTAATACAATAGTTTTATTTGCTGAAGATGTTTGATATTCACAAGCACTAATTTCAGCAGAGGACATATCGCCTTGGTAAGCAATATAATTCCACCAGCCTGTAGAACCAAAATTTAGATAGCTTTCATATTCTCTATCTACAGTTCTTAATGATGATAAAAGAGCTTTGTTTTGAGATAAAAGTAAATAGCTATTTGGTTTCATTTCAAAACCAAAAGGTTGAACAGATAAAATTTCTGAAGTAGAGATGCGCTGATTACGGCTCATGGTTTGACCAATAAATCGTTTATCAGTTACGCCTACAGATTCAGATACCGCTAATATTGTATTTAAACTCATAATTATCTACTTTGTGGAAGTGATCTTTGAGCAGATTGATTAGCCGCCCAAACACCTTGTTTATTTTTAGCCAAGAATTGTGTAGCGCTTTGTGTGTCAATAGCATTCATATTCTGAATATAAGGACCATTATACACGACTTGAGGTCCACCACCCATGAGAGATCCCATTTGATTATTAGGAACAATAGTTCCTGCTGATTTAGGAATAAACATTTCAGGACCATTCTCACCAATAAGAGAAGCTTGTCCTGCACCAATTTCATTGCCGCCAGCAGACTTTAATATTGATCCACCAATAGCGCCTGTTGATCCTGTAAACATTCCACTACCGCCACCACCAAATCCAAATATACTTCCAAGAGAACCAAATAAAGAAGTAGCTTGAGCGCGAAGTTGAATTTTAATAAGGTCAGCAATAATGCTTCTAGCAAGATCACCAAATTTAAGTTTACCTGTTGATACAAAAGTATCTAAAGCTGATTCAAGATTTTGAGTTACAGATACAAAAGCTTGCTCGCCCATTTTGGCTGCATTAGTAGCACTATCAACATAACTTGCATAAGCTTTTTTCCAACCATATTCAAAAGTTTTTTGAGATTGTGCAATTTTATATTCTTCTTGAACTCTTGCTTTTTCAACTTCACCATAATTAGCAATTTGTTGTTTAGTCATTTTCTTTTCAACTTCTAATAAAAGCATTTTTTGTTGTATATCATAAAGATCAAGCTCTCTTTTTCTTTCGGCTTCACCTAAAAATGCAAATTCATTTTCTTTTTGAAGTCTTCCAGCTTTAGCTTTAGATATTGCAACTTCTTTTTCATAAAATTGAGTTTGTGTTTTTAATAATTCATTAGCTTTCTTTTGATCTTCAGTTAAGCCAAGTTCTCTTAATTTATTTGCTTGAGTTATTTTAATTGGATCAAACATGGGTGATACAAACCCAAAAGGACTAGATGGAGCAGTTGATCCGCCAGCATTAGATTGTTTTTGAAAGGCTGCTGAAGCCCATTTATTCATACCTTCGCCAGCGGCAAACTTTTTACTATTTTCTGCTAATACTTCAAATTGTCTATTTAATAACTGAAGGAATGGCAATAAGTCATTGGCTAATTTAACTCTAAAATCCATCCAATGAAGTTTCATTTGATCGATAGCCGTATTTACATCCATGAATGTTTTATCGCTATCTTTGAATTTATCTTTGGCGGCGGCATAATCTTCGCCAAGACCTTTAATATCAACACCTTTAACTGCTTTAGATAGCAATTCAAAAGCTAGTGCATTTCTATGAATTGGATCTTCAATTTTTGAAAGAGCCGCTAATGTTCTTTCAAATAACTGTTGTTCAGTTAATGAAGCTAAATCTTTTGTGGATATACCAAGTTCTTGAAATGATTTACGAAGTTTTCCCGATCCTTGAACTGCTTCATCAATTTTATTTGTGAATGAAGAAAAAATTCTAGCGGTGCTATCAACACTACCGCCATTGACTGTTAATGCTTGAGATAATCCAAGAACTGAAGATACTGCAACTTCATTGGTTTTTGCAACATCGGATATTTCATCCGCAAACATAACGGCATCTCTAGCTGCACTTACAAAAGCAGCGGCTACTGCACCTAAACCTATTTTAGCGCCAAGACTAAAGCTATCAACTTTGTCTTTAGCTTTACCTAACCCTGCATTAAACTCGCCTGCATCAAGTCCAAGTAAAACTGCTAATCTTGAAATAATAGCCATTATTTGCCTTTAAATTTATCTATTGTAAATCCTGGTGCTTGGCTCATAAATGTTAATAATGAATCGCTAGGATCAGCTTTTTCATCATCATAAATATAACCATAAGCACTACCAATGACGGCTTTTAAATCATAAGGTAAACTACTACTTGGTCGCATATAATTAAATACCCCTGTGGTAAGCTTTCCTAGGGTCGTTATAACGCTTCTATTTCCAATTAACCCATCAGCATACATAATTGTTATTTCGTTCCATGTAGCTTCATCCAGCGCGTCTATAGTGTCTTGTGTATGCCCGTTAAAGATCATAGCCGCTTTAACTTGAGTTCTTAACGAGCTAGTTACTTTGAGCGAACTTCCTTATATTCAGGACTAATAACTTCATTAATTTTATCAACTAAAGTTAATTGAACTGCTAATGGAAACTCTGCTTCTACATCCGCATAAGTTAAATCTTCTAATGATCCCGTTTCAGGAATTAAAAATTTAATATATTCAACTATTCGATATTGTAAAGAATGTTTATTTTTGGCGGTTTCTCTTAATGATCTACCATCTACAATAATATCATTATCTGTAACTTCAACATTTTCTTCTTTTTCAATATTAGGAAAGCTTTTAATTATTTCCTGATACATTTCTTCTACTTTATCTTCATTAGGATTTTTAAAGTAATTAAAAATGATTTCAATTTCATTTACTGATGGAATTCTTACTTTGAAAGTATGATTTCCTAATTCAAATGTTCGGGTTAAAATAGATAATCTATTTTCCTCATATTTTGATCCGAGGGCTGATCCTAATTTGCTCATGTCTTATTTTCCTTGTGTAGTTGGGTTTTTAGCTTTAAATTTTTCTATATTTACTTTTAAAATATTGCCTAATAAATTTGCTACTTGTTGTTGCTGACTTTCTAATGAAATTCTTAAATAAGGTTTAGCACCTCTTTTTGCAGTTCCAAATTCGTTTGCTATAGCGCGACCATCATAAAAAACACCAGCTTCTTTATAAAAATTCTTTCTAGCTCTTTTATATTCAGCACCTTTTAAATTTCCATGAGTGGCATTAAAAGCAGTTTTTAATTTTTTAGGGATTGGTCTAGTGGTTACTAAAGCAATGGCAGCATCGGTGGATTTGACATACTGTGATCTCATATCCTTTCCTGTAGGTCTGCGACTAACGATTGTCAAAGACTGATCTAGCAAGCCTGTATCTTTAGGAACTAATCCTTTAGCCATTGCTAATACAGGTAACATAGCTTCTTTAACAGTTTTTACTAAAATGCTACTTGTTTTCTTTGCATCACCAACTTGATTTCTCAAATCTTCAAATACTTCAAGCGTTTCTTTAACGCCAGACACTTGAAAATTTGTTTCCATTAATCTGCCTTAATTATTTTATGATAAATCGCATTATTTAGTTTAATTGCATAATCAACTGCTTCTTCAGGTGTAAGTTTATCCGCATGATGCTTTGCAATCTCATGGGCTAGGTTAATTCCTGTTAAGCGTTGTTGGGCAAACCCAAACCAATTCTTTTGACCAGAACCAGCTTGGGATACCAAATAACTTAATAGATCATCCGTTGTTTTAACTTGTGTTGTCATTTCTTTTCCTTTTTTAATTAGTTGTTTGTCCAACCATATAAGTTACCGCGTGGGTGAACTGTAAACATACATTTTGTTTCAGCAGTTGGATTAGGATCAACTTTAAATTCACCAACACGACCTACGAAAGCATAAGCAACATTAGCGCCTAAACCATCAGTAGCAAGAACAACAAAAGTTCTGTCAATAGTGCCATTGTAAGCATCAGTTCTCATTAATATTAATTGAGTGTCAGCAGGATTCCATGCCGCAGTAATTGTCATTGATGTTGGAGCTGCTTGAGTAGGAATCTTGTCAGATTGACGAGCGCCTGCTACACCAAAACTAGCTACTGCATCATCTTGACCGAATGCTGGAACTGCTTCTACAGGAATAATATTTTCGCTAGTAGCAAGTGCATTTACATCAGACCATGTATTTAATTCTTCAAGCGTTAATGGTGTTGGATTTGCACCTGATTGAGCATAAAGGGTTGCGCTAAACCCAGGTAAAACTTTATTTGGAAGTGCCATAATTAAATTTCCTTTTCATTAAATAATCAAAAAATCTTATGTTGGAATATATAAGGTGCAATCCATAAAGATGTTAAATAGATTGATCTCATTGTCGTATCCATTATATAACCACACAACATCAGCTTTAGATATTGGAAAACTTGAAGGATCGGATGGATCACCAAATATTCCATTATAGCCATGAAGCGCTTGCAAAATACTATTTGCAGTTTCAAAACTGTTTGCCATTGAAGTAGAAAATACACTCATTTGAAAAATAGGTGTATCTATACCTTTATTGCTTTGTAAAGTTCCTGTATAAACAGGTTGATGCACATTTCTTAATTGCCAAGTTACAAAGTTAGGTTGTGTAGCAAAATTTCTGTTGAAATTAGCATACACAGGCACAGGTGATATTATATCAGATAACTGCCATTGAATGGCTTTTGCATAATCATTTACATTCTGTTGGGTAGCCATTTTAAACCTTTGTTTCAGGATCAGAACGATAGCACATTAAGGTAACATTCATTCTGTCATTAGATTCTAAACAGTCTGTAATTCGCCAATCTTTAGCTCGCCAAGTAATAGAATAAAGGTTTTGATTATCCACAATATCCTTGAGCCAAGGTGTGTAATTCATTGTAAATTGAATCAAATCTTGATATATACGATATCTTTCCGTAATAGCAAGTGAATTCTTTACATCAGACACTAAAGGTCTAGTTGTAAATTTCTTTGTTATCGTGGTTGTATATTGACCATAGGCATCAGTGCCAAATGTTAGTGTATTAACATCCACATTTTCGTAGCGTTTAATTGCCATTTACATCACCAATGGTTTATAAGGTCTTAAAAGAGCATCCACTCCGTAAGGTATATTTTGTAACTTACTTAAAGTTGTTTCAGAACGATTGTTATAAAGATGAGTTAATAACAATAAAGCCGCTTGTTTAATAACAGGATAAGCTTGTAAGAAGTTAGGATTAACTGTGTATTCAATAACAATAGGTGAAGTTATAACTGTATTAACATCACTAGGCATTCCGCCTGGCAATATTACTTTGTTACCTGTTGGATCATAAACATAAGCAGAAGTAGCTAAAGTTGTAATAACTACAGGATTAGCATTGTTGTAATATTTAACACTATTAATAACAACGCCACCCGTATTAAAACTATCTTTATAAGATACTTCAGGCAAATCTAAACAAACAGGATTAGCATACAAAGAACCAAGACCATAATAAGAACGATATGAAACAGGGAATATAGGCATACCAAGATAATCTTCAATATGCATACGAACCGCCAATTCTAAACCTTCTAAATAGCTATCTTGAGATTCATCACCAAACAAGTTAAGTTGTTGAGTAATCTCT